CACCGCCACCACCACCACCACCAGAGAAAGCAGACCAGGTCGTGCCGTTGCTGGAGTAGAGCGTCCAACCATCCACCGTGTGATCGACCCAGATCAAGCACTTATCGAAGGCAGCTGCGGCGAAGGTGGACTCCAGGTCAGACTGGTCACCTGTGTGCAGCGCAATGGCGAGAGGGCCATCGAATATGCGGATGAAGTTGTCGTTGGTGGAACCATCCCACCCGTTCACACCACTCTGGATGGTGTCTCTTGTCGGTCTAACCATTAAGTTTTCTCCACGGTCACGGTCACAGGATCAGACGTATAGCCGTCTCTCAGTTGCGACACGCGCACCTTGAAAGACACTTCACTTCCCAGGTCGGAAGTGAGACTAGCGTTAGGGTAAGTGTATGTGGCAGAGGCCGCTGAGTAGCCGGCGACCACAGTGTCAGCAAGGTTGAGGATCTCAACCAGGAAGGAGCCCTCTGGGCCGGTCGTCCCCGTTGCACTGCCTGCGTCTTGGTAGCCGGCCGAGGTGCCTGGCGTGCGCGGCGTAGCGTAGTCCCACTTGAGTGTGACGTCATCACCAGCAGCGTATGCATTCACAAGGTAAGGGGATGTGACGCGGACGGCAGCCACACGAGGTGGCCTGACGCCCATGCCGTAGAGCGCGGCCCGCATGCCGAAGACACTGGACAGTGCGACTGTGCCGTTGCCTGTGGGTTGTGTCTTGGCGTATCGTGTGACGTTAGGTGCCAACAGGCTGTCCTGCAACACAGTCAAGTCGTTGACGTCAACGATGAACAGCTGTGCGCCAATTAGGTGGTCGAGGCGCCGTGTGCCGTGCCGTGCACGGACCAGACCGTCCAACGAGTATGTGGTGCCGGACACAACGGTGACCTTCTTGAGGTAGCAAATCTCGGTGCCGTCTGGGTGCACGATCACAGCCAGCTGCTTGCCGAGCAGCCAGTTGGTATCGTCTCCGGTGTAGTCCGACACCGAGCCGATGTCTGGGCCAAATGACGTGAACTGGATGGAGCCGTCTGCTGGGCGGAAGAAGCCATCAGCACCAATGGCGGTGGTCAGTGCACCTCCGGCGTTGTGCACGGCGGTGGTGGTGACCTGGGCATACGTGATGTCGTCGGCCGAAAGGTATAGCGCCGCCTGGGTGACTTGGTTGTGTGCCCGGATGCGCGGGATGATGACTGTCTGAGGAGGCACGCCAACAATATACTCAGGCACCTCAACTAGGGCGAAAGCTACGTCTTGCGCAGCAGGGGCGATCTCAGGAGCGACCGGAGGGGGTGGGTCTACGTAGGTGGATGCCAGCAGTCCGTATGTGTCTGCAGTAACCTTTAGTTCCACTTGGTTGGAGTCAGGAATAGGCATCACCTCCAACACGCGCAGCACCTCTGATGTGAAGTCAGCGGTTACCGCGTCACCGGGGAGGAACTCACGGGTGGACCTGTTGGTCATCACAGTCCACACAGAGTTCTGCGACATCTCCTCCTGCGTGCGGCGGTCGGCAATGATGGCTGCGGTAGGATAGTGCGTGGTGATGGTCAGCGCCACAGAGCGAGCGCGCGCCACTTCGAGGAAGCTGATCTGACCGTCCTCGGTGCGACCGATGGTCATGTCGCGGAAGTTAAGGTCACGGTCTGGGAAGCCAAAGATCATGAAGTCAACCGGCCGCTCGCCGAGGAACTTCTCAAGCTCTGGCAGTGTGTCTACGATCATCTTGTTACTGAGATGCTTCAACCCGGTCCCTGGCGTGCGTAGGGGATAAAACTTCAACAGCCCAGTGGCCACGTCGATCGGCAGCATACAACCGAGGTCTTGCAACCCTGCGCCGAGGCGTTCTTCAATGGTGCGCGCCTCTGACGCCACCCAGGAGGTGCGCAAGTCTTCGGCGTGTGAGAGGGTGCCAAGGTCCTCCAGGCTTTGCATGTCCCACTGCGCCTTCGGCAGCGACGCACCTTGTGGCCACTTCTCGAAAAGCATGTCGGCGATGGCGTGCGCAGGGTTGACGGCTTCATCCTTGCCCACGGTGTAAATCTGCAACTCGCCAGCCGTGTCTACGCCGGTCAGGTCTTCGTCGAACTCAACAACAGTGAAGTAACCATCCACGACCAGGTAATCCGGCCTAGACACGATGGGTTGGACAATGTTAGGAAGGATCTCGATTGAAGCTACTGTCAGGTCTCTGTCAGACAGAGCGTTACCTGTCAATCGCATAACATCCAATGGGCGGATGGTGTGGCTGTAGTCACCTTTGTTGATGGGGTTGGCCAACTTACTCAGTGTGATCTTGTTGGTCGCCCCGTTTACAGCATGGAAGGTGCCGTATGTCAGACCATTCAGTGTCCGCGTCGGCTGGATCCAAGGGATGGTCTCGGTCAGGTGGTCACCGGTAGGCTCTCTGCGGAGGGTGTAGGTCATCAGAGGCCACAAAGGTTGCGTGCCAAGCCGCTTGCGGCGCCACTCGATGTAACAGACGTTTGGCCACCTGGAGCTGACCGTCATTCGATTGGCTGCACCAAGGAAGGTGTTGACCGGTTGGTCATCCTCTCCCCAGTAGATTACGAACAAACCCTCGCCGCCAAGGTCGACAGCCGTGCCACTGGGGTGTGATTCTTGCGTGATGGGGCCCGTGAAGATGATCTCGCCACCTTGCTCAATCTCGTAGAGCGCTTTGACTGGCCCAACGCAGATGACGTGCATGCCGTCTTCCTCGAAGACCTCCTGCTCTGGGCCACTAAACACGCCACCCTTACCGCCTGCCACCTTCTCCTTGCGAGCGCCGCGGTTGCCGGCCCAAGTCAGCACGTAGCCCAGCCGGCGCACGCCGATCAGCCACGAGCAATAGGACCCTCGTGACGCCAGCTGAGTGGCGGTCTCATCCTGCACCGTGCCCTTCTGGTTCTTCTTGATGAGGTAGCCGGCGAGCAACGACAAGCCGACAGAGATCAGAAGCAGCACCAACGTATAGACCGCCTGCTGAGGGTCGCCTGCTGAGGGTCCATGCAGGACAGCCATCTCCCAGTTGGTGAGCTGGAAGCCGGTGGCTGCGTCGATGCAGACCATCCCAGACACGCCCAGGGCGACGTGCAGCGGACGGAGTTGGACTGTGGGTGGTTGGCGCATGTGACTCAATTATACCACGTTGGGACTAGAAGGAGCCGGAGAGGTCGCGAAACCTCATCACGGCATACACTCGGCAAAACTCAGGCGGTAAAGCCCAGCCGCACTTCACGAAACCGGCATACTGTGTGGCCTGCCAAAGCGTGTTCTTTTGAGTCCCAACGATGATGGCATGGCCAGGCCCGCCACTCGTGTGGCCGGTGATGAGCACGTCACCAGGATGGACCACAGACGCCCTGCCACGAACCCTAGTGTGCGCAGGCAGTGACCGCAGGATCTTGTAGAGCGCCTTGATGGCACCCTTGCGGCTGTGCATGGCGGCGTCCGGTGGCAGCGTGGTGAAGGTTGGCACCTCCCACCTGATCCACTCGGACAGGATGGCTACAGTCGATCGCACGCAGTCACCACCAACGCCGCGGTGGCCCTGCCCCACCATGTAGGGTGTGCTCTCCCACGACTGCAGGATGCGCTCCAGGCGCTTCACAGAGCGCGTGACGTTCTCCTTCTCGCCGTCGATGGAGAGTGGGGCCCACTTGATCCGCAGCGGTTGGTAGAATGTCACTACGCTCCGTTCTCGAACATAGGGTTGTATGCCGGCAGCGAGTAGCCAAGGCCGAGGAAGTTGGGCTCGTTGTTCCAGTCATCACGGCACCCTTCTAGTGTCTTGTTGCAGCCAGGAACCATTGTAACTTGCTGCCCCACCCAAGACGCGGGGGCCTGTTGACGAAGCGAGAGTTTCATAGGCTCAGCAGGGTTCCAGTCTTGAACGCCGATGCGCACACCGTTCCTGTGCACATAACCAAATCGGAACGACTTGGTGCCAGTGAGTAGGGGGTCAGCTGTGACGGTCAACTCCTTTCCGTCCATCGAGCCAACTGTGCGCAAGCGCTGCTGGACCGCCAGTTGGGGGCCTCGCTGCCCGGCGCCTCCCTGCACCGAGCAGCCCTTACCCATGAAAGCCCACGAACAGTGGTGGTTGCAGGGGAGACCTAAAGGAATATCCAGACGTGCCTTAACACTCTGGATCTCGAATCGGACTTGGTTCGCTCGTCCGTTCGCGTTTCTCACGGCGCGGAGGATACGCCCGACGAACGGGATCAGCACTGTGGCCAGATCCCCAAGCACGACGGGTCGGATGACCTCACGTATTTCAACTTCGACCGCAGCGGTAGGTGTGCCGTCGGCCATGAGCAGCTCGACTAGCGTGCTCATCATGGCGTTGGCGTTGGATGGGACTGTGATGATGGCGCCCTTGGCCTCAAGAGTGCCTGTGTTCTTCGGCCACTTCACATCCAGTGTGGGTGTGCTCAGCCAGTTCTCGCCAGCTGGGTCGATGCTGGTAGCCCAGTTGGTGAACTTGTAGTTGGTGCCGTTCACTGTGAACTGCACCAGAACGTAACTCTCTTTCTTGCTGTCGTCTATTGCGCGGGTCATGAGGTCACCTCGGTCTCGTCCAGGAGTTCGATTACAGGGATGCTCAAAGAGCACAGGTTGGTGACCGTCCACTCCTCTAGGAGTGCGTCTTCTTCCATGCGACACAGACGAGCCCGGCCGAAGCCGACGACGTCTTGGTGCGTGTAGGCACCGGGCAGGCTGTCAGCAACAGTGATACGCCAAGCGCCGCCGTTGTCCACCACCGCCGTGGTCCTGCGGACCACCGACGTGCCGTCCGAGAAGATCAAGCCGATGTGGTCCATCTCTGCTTGGAACTGCGCTAGCGTTCCAACCGTGGAGGAGATAGTCACGAACGGGTTGGAGATCAGCGCCACCGTGTAGATGTTCTCGAAGTCAACCACCCAGAAGGGTAGCAGTCGACCGCGACGTGACTCGAAGAAGCGGATCAGATCCCAGCCACCGACGCGGTCTTCGCGGAACTCAAGTCGGTGCATCACCCGATGGCGATCACCTCGCTGGTAGACAACGCGGCCTCGGCCGAGTGAGTCTTGCGACCCCTCGCGGCGCATGCCGCTCCTGATGCCGCGGCCCCAATCAGGCACAGTAGATAGGACTGGGATGTCGTTATAGACATCGAAGTTAGGTGGCACCTCTGAGACCATAGGTGGCAACGCCGTGTCTCCGTAGATTTCGTCGAACTCAGCTTCGAGTGTCATCATGTGCTCATTGAGGTGCACGATGTTCAACTCGGTCTGCGGATGGACCTTCATCAAAGGCATGGCGATACACTGGCCGCTCTTGAACGTCGCCGACAAGTTCCCGGTCAGCACGATGCGGTCATCGAACCTGGCGCCGATGACGGCGTCCTCGAAGAAGTCCAAACGTGTGGACTGAGTCCCGTCGTTGGTTCGCTTGAACTGAGCTATCACCACGGGGCCACCTTTGAAGAACCGGCCGGTGGAGAAGTCACCACGAACCACAGCCTGCCCGCTGGCTGCGTCGGTGGTCACCTCCACTGCGTCTGCGTAGACAGGGGCCACTGACGTCTCTAGCATCAAGCGGCGCATCTCAACTAGCAGTGAGTTGACTTCTTCCTTGCCCTTCACCGTCCAGGATACAGACAGCGAGCGGAATGGCTTCTGCATGAGAGCCGTCCGTTCCTCAGCCAGGGTATCCGAAGAAGAGATGTCTGTGTTCCATGCGCTCTCGATCGACGAAGACTTAGCCCAGTTGTGCAGGAACAACTCCCAGCCAACCGGAAGAGAGAACGTGGTCATCGGGATGAACGAGCGTGCCAACGTCTCCAGCGAGAATCGCTGCACCCTGGCGGTGAGCGTGATGTCTGCGCCCGGTCGGGCCATAGCCACCTGGATACCCTGGCGTGTGACCCCGGCCTTTGGTGCAGCAACAGCCAGCACTTCTGCCGAGAACCGGGCAACCCGAGCATCCACTGAGGTGGCAGCAGGCACGCTGAGCGCAGCCTGCACACCCTGGCGTGTGACCTTGGATCGTGCAGGATACGCCGCCAGCACCTCAGTAGAGAAGCGTTGCACCCGCGCTGTGGTGGAAGACGCGCCTGGTTGGGACAACGCCACCTGCACTCCTTGGCGTGTGACCTTGCCGGCCACAGGCGCTGACAACAGCACCTCGTGCGACAATCGGCTTGCTCTGACGTCAGGCATCAGGCTTGAACCTTAACACCAAACTGCCCAGCATCGACAGTCGACACGGACCACGCTGCGGCGGTGGCGGGGTTGGTCTCCCAGATTTGCACGAACGTCAACCACGGTGTATCGGACACGGTGAAGCTGGTGCCCTCGGCTGTGGCCGCGGTGCCGTCTTTGAACACGGCGCGAAGGTCACGGGAGCCAGACGCCTCCATGGCTGCCGTGGTTTCAACGCTGAGGCCAAACACCGATGTGCCTGTCGGTATTGTCAATACTGCGCCCAGCCCTTGCATGAACCACCTATCGAAGTCGCTGACGGTGTCAGACGTGACGCGCAAGAGGTCTTGAGTGGTCGGAGTGCCTGGCATGACCTCGTTGACCAGAGTGTAGTGAGTGGCACCTGTGCTAGGCGTCCAGTCCAGGTCATCTCCATCAGCGCTGGGCAGTAGCGAGCCAACATACACCTCGCCCAGGAAGTCATTGTTGGCCGACCCTGTATCGTCGCAGATCACCAGATGGTCCAGCTGCATCGTGCGAGGGCCGTTGTTGCTGTCAAACAAGAACCGATCGGCTCCAGACGTTCCCTGGTCGGCGGTGTTCACTGGCCCTGCATCAGACATCACAGTAACGGGTATCTTGCCAACGCTGTCTGTCTGTGCGACCTTCAACTCGTATGCGCCGTCGGTGGGGTCGATGGTGACTTTGAGCTGACCAGACAGCCAAGACTCAGCCCAGAACGGACCGGCACTAGCCAGAGTGGTGACACCTCTGTTGAGGTCGATGTAGTAGCGGTCGTCGTTGTCGCTCACACCTGTGGCGGATCGAATCACAAGAGCCAACTGGACGCCAACAGAGTCGCGGATATAGAATCCAGCGGTGTTGGATGTGGTGCCGGCCTGGTTTAAGAACCACCACCAGTGGATGATCCAAGTGTCTTGCGCTGTAAACGTCTTCGTGGTGAACGCGAACGTGCTTG